AACGGTAGGAGACAGATGGGTTTGGAAACGAGACGACTTGTCGAGCGATTATCCGCTCGCGAGTTATGCGCTTTCATACTCGGCCCGTTTACAAGGCGCGGGTTCGACGACCTTTACGATTAACGCGACCGAAAGCGGCAGCGAATATTTAATCGAGGTCGGATCGTCAACGACCGCGAGTTATACCGCGGGAACCTATAACTGGAACGCGTACATAACGCGCTCAAGCGATTCTGAACGAATCGAGATTGCATCCGGTCAATGGGAAGTGCTTGGGAACTTGGCGGCATCAAGCGCCGATCCTCGCGATCATGACGAGAAAATGGTCGATCATTTAGAGGCGACGATGGAATCGTTAGCGCAAAAGCTTACCGATTCTTATTCGGTATCAGATCGATCAAACACGCTGAAAAGTATGGACGACGTTCGAAGCCAACTCGACTTCTACCGCGGACGCGTCAAAGCAAAAATTAATAAGACACGGGCCGAAGCAGGGCAACGGACCGACATGAATATTTTACCCCGATTCGTAAAACCGTAATGGCTTGGTACGATCCGCGCTCTTGGCGGCAAAACACAAAAACCAAAAGGCCGATTTTCGCACGGTCGTATCAAGCCGCCAAAGCTTCAAGGCTTTTGGCGGATTTTCTTTCGCCTTCGTCAAGCGCCGACAAGGAAATCCGTTCGTCGCTCCGCGCACTACGCGACCGCGCTCGCGAGCTTTGCCGAAACGAACCCTACGCGCAAAGGGCGCTCCAAATATTCCGAACGAATATCGTCGGCGAGAACGGTTTGCATTTCCAAAGCAAGGCGCGAAATATTCCGCGTCCAGGCGAGATTCTTGGCGAACTCGATCAGCAAGGAAACGACATAATCGAAAGTCGCTGGCGCGAATGGGGCCGCGCAGGGGTTTGCGATGTAACCGGAAAGTATTCTTGGATTGATTTACAAAACTTAATAATCGATGGACTGATTCGAGACGGCGAGGTTTTGGTGAAGCATATCCGAAACGCCGACAACGATTACGGTTACGCGATTCAATTGATCGAACCGGATTTTCTCGATGAAGAATATAACACCAGCGAAAAAGATACGGGAAATCGGATCATCATGGGCGTTGAAATCAATAATTTTAATCGCCCGATTGCATATCACATGTTTAACGGGCCGAGCCACCCGTTTGACGATCTCGGCTATGGCTATCGTAAAGCGGGACGCGTGCGCGTTCCTGCGGAAGAAATTATACATATATATACGACCGAGCGGAGCCAACAAACGCGGGGCGTAACGCACTTTGCGCCCGTGATGGAATCTCAGCACATGCTGAATGGTTATCTCCAAGCGGAGTTAATCGCGGCACGCTTGGCGGCTTCGAAGTCGCTATTTCTAAGCTCGCCCGATGGACAAGCCTACGACGGCGACGACTTCGCGGACCTTGCGCCGATCATGGACGTTGAACCTGGAAGCATTACGCAATTAAAACCTGGAGTCGAAATTCAACCGTGGTCGCCTGATCATCCAATGACCGCATTCGGCGACTTTCACAAAGCAGTTTTGCGAGCAATTGCGTCAGGTCTTGGAATCTCGTATGTATCGCTTTCCAATAATCTCGAAGGCGTAAGTTATAGCTCAATTCGACAAGGCGCAACCGAGGAACGCGATCACTTCAAAGCGCTTCAAAAATTCTTGATTCAGCATTTCGCCGAACCGATTTTCCGTGAATGGTTATCAATCGGAATCGCAAAAGGCGTTTTACCGTTTCCCGATAATCGCTTCGAAAAGTTCGCAAGCGCCGCCCATTTTAAGGGGCGGGGCTTTTCTCCAATCGATCCGCAAAAAGAAATTCGCGCCTGGATCGATGGACTGCAAAACGGAATATATTCGCCGAGCGATGTCCAGGCGCATTTTGGACGCGATGCGGAAGCGGTGTTCTCGCAAATCCAAGCCGATTTACAACTCGCCGACAAGTTTGGCGTTGAAATGAATTTGTTACCGCTTGGGCCGAAACTGCCAGCGACACCGGATACCGATGATTTATAAGGGAGAAGAAATCGATTTGACTCCAACGCAAGCAATGGCGAACCGAGCGCGCAAGGGTCTTGAATGGCGTCAAGAGTTTGGACGGGGCGGAACTCGCGTTGGAGTGATCCGCGCTAATCAGCTTGTCAAACGTCAAGAGCTATCGCCTGACGTTGTAAAAAGAATGCGATCTTTTCATGCGCGTCATGCGGTGGATTTAGAAGCGCCGAAAAACAAACTCGGTAACGAATCCGCCGACGGTTATCCAGGGGCGGGATTGATCGCCAGCTTTTTGTGGGGATATCTCGAAGGTCGAGATTTTGCGGATCGTAAAGTCAAACAACTCAACAAGATCGATGAGCGCCAACGTCAAGAACATACAAGTTTTAAAGTCGGCGATTTCGTCAACTGGCGAACGGATAAAGGTCAATATCTCGGTCGGATTGTCTCAATCAGGACCGAGGGCGAAACGCAAGTCGGGCAAGAGACAATCGAAGCGACCATCGAAGACCCTATCGCCCGAATCCGCGTTTATGTTTTGATCGATGAGAATTACGAGGAATCGGATCGAGTCGTCGCTTTTCCGCTTTCCCGATTATCGAAAGCAAGCGAACCGGAGCGACAAGTCGAGAACCCGACCATTAAAAAAGCACTGGAAAACAAACTTGAGGAACACCGCGAAAAGGTAGGCGATGACCCGCGAAAACGAACGACTTTGAGGACGCTTGAAATCGTATTCGAGCGCGGAGTCGCCGCCTATAAAACGAACCCGTCCAGCGTTCGACCGAATATTGGAAACGCTGAATCTTGGGCATACGCACGCGTTAATTCATTTCTTTATGTTTTAAAAAATTTACGCTTTCGAGGTGGCAAACACGACACCGACCTTTTACCAGAAGCGCACCCATTATCGAGCAAAGGAAAAGATGAGTGATTTAGAAAACCACGTTCGCCATGTAATCGGAGTCGAGGAAACGCCCGACTCGGTGATCATTGAATATGCAAAGGCGCATGACGACGAAGAAATGGAAATGGAAGAAAGCGCATACAACGACGAAGACGAGGAACGCGGAATCGATGCGAACATAGATGCGACCTTTTACCGTTCCGTCCGACTTCGCAAAGACGACAAAGACAAAACGCGTTTCAACGTGGCATTCGTTAGCGAGGAACCCGTTTTGCGCGAATTTGGTTACGAAATAATTGATCAAGAAAGGATGGATACATCTTTTCTTGAATCCGGTCGCGCTCCCGTGCTTTTCATGCACGATGCGGAGCGAGTTTTAGGAGTTGTGGAAAGCGTCAAACGCGACGGCGACCTGAAAAGTCGAGCCGTGATTAGATTGGGAACGTCCACCCAGCTACAACGCGAAACGCTTGAGCAAATCCGAAACGGTATCCTCTCCAATATCTCGATTGGTTACTCCATAAAGTCCATGGAGGAACAGGACGAGCGAATCGAGGGGCGTTCAGTTTACCGCGTATCGACGCGGATCATGGAAATATCAGTCGTTTCGGTTCCCGCCGATACTAGCGTCGGAGTGAATCGGGGAAGATTAGAAATCAATGAACCATCAAAACAGGATGTAAAAAAGATGGACGCAATCGAAAAAATCAATAATTACGAAGGCGGAGATTCAATCGATGAATCAAAGCTTCGCGCCGTTCACGAAAAGGCATTAGCCGAACGCGCCAAGACAAATAAAGAAATTCTAGCTTTAGCCGCTCGCCACAATAAGCGCGATTTAGGCGAGGAAGCGATCGGACGAAATACAAGCCTGGAAGAATTCCGCGGAATTTTGCTTGAGCAAATCGAAAGCAAGCCGCTCGATTCAGCCGCAGAACCGGTTATGAAACCCGTCGAAGAAAAGCGGAACTATTCTTTCCTGCGAGCTTTAAACGCAGCATCTCGTGGCGATTGGAGCGGGGCCGGATTCGAAGCTGAAATGAGCCAAGAGGTCGCCAATAAAAGAGGGAAGCAACCTCAAGGGTTTTACGTTCCTGATTTCGCTTGGAGAGATTACGGCATCGATCAAAAGCGTGAATTGACCGTTGGCACAAACGCATCCGGTGGATTCTTCGCACCTTCCGTTCAACTCGCAAATGAGTTTGTCGAAGCGCTCCGCGCTCGCCTGATTCTTTCCGATATGGGAATGCGGATCATGAGCGGATTGAATACAAAAGTCCAAATTCCAAAAATCAGCGCTGGCGCTTCCGCCGCGTTCGTTGCGGAATCCGGAGACGTAGCGGATCAGACGCAAACGACTGCGCAAATCACGATGGTAGGCCGCACCCTTGGCGCCCGCACCGACGTGAGCCGTCTGCTCCTCTTAGAATCAGACCCGTCTATCGAGCAAATCGTTCGCGATGATCTCCTGAACGCGGTAGCGAATAAGATCGAGGACGTAGCGATCGAGGGTGGCGCATCCAATGAGCCGACCGGAATCACTCAGACCAGCGGTATCGGAAGTGTCGCGATTGGAACCAATGGCGGCGCTCCAACTTGGGCAATGGTCACCGACCTAGTAAAAGAGGTCGAGGTTGATAACGCGGCTTTGAATGCGGCGACTCTCGGATTTATTACCAATCCGAAAGCTAAGTCCAAAATGGCAAATACCGTGCGCGTATCTTCAACCGATTCGCACATGATCCTCAATGATCCATACGATTCAATTTATGGATATCGTCTTGGAGTATCAACCAACGTACCTTCCAACCTTACCAAAGGATCTTCAAGTGGCGTTTGTTCCGCCATGATCTTTGGCGATTTCTCCCAGCTTATGATGGGCGTTTTCGGTGGCGGTCCTGACGTTTTGGTTGATCCTTACACAAACAGCGCAAGCGGAAGCGTAAGAATCGTCGTTCATCAAGAAATTGATATCGCCGTTCGCCACGCTCAAAGCTTCGCCGCTTGTCTCGACATGACGACCTGATGAAAGTCGTAATCGTAAACGATTGCGCGGTGAAGGGTCAGCACCTCGCCGCTGGATCAAGTCATGATCTAGCGGACGAGGACGCGAACGCTTTGCTCGCAATGAAAAAAGCGGTAAAGGCGGATTCAAATCGATCAGTCGGTTTGGAAAAGTCTGAAACCAAAACCAAAAAGCGCAAAGCCGAATAATGGCAGTCGAAGATGATGCAATGCGCCTGGAATTCCTTGCGGATTTCGGTGTAACGGATGCGACCTTTACGGACGTATCCGCGGGATCGTCTTCGACCATTAGCGCGCTTTTAAGAAATGAATATTCGCTCGAAGACGTTGGCGGCGAGGTTGGGGTCGAAACCACAACTCCGACCGCCATTGTTCGAACGTCAGACGTTCCGAACGTGGTACAAAGCGATACGCTCGCGATTTTGGGTACGACTTACACAATCGTTGAAGTACAACCCGACGGCGAGGGGATGAGCGTTTTACGCCTTAGAACGTAAATGGCAAATCATCTGCGCCGACAAATTCGCGAACGCGCCGCGACTACGCTAACGGGACTGACGACGACCGGATCGAACGTTTTTCAATCACGCGTTTATCCAATGGAAAGCGCGGGGCTTCCTGGTTTGTGTATCTACACGACCGAGGAAACCGTCGAGATTCAATCGATGGGCGGAACGCGCAACGTATCCCGCGATCTTACGTTAATCGTCGAAGGATACGCGACCGCATCCGCAAACGTCGATGATACGCTCGACCAGATTGGAAAAGAAATTGAGGTCGCAATGAGCGGAGACATAACTTTGAACGATCTCGCGCAAGATAGTTATCTATCAAGCGTTGAGATTACGCTTTCCGGTGACGGATCAACTGGCATCGGAAAAATTACGCATTCATATACAGTCATTTATCAGAATGCGGAGAACGCGCCAGACGCGGCGCTTTAATCTGAAAGGAAATCATTATGGCGGCATCAAGTGGAAATGGTGGCGTTCTCCAAACGTCACCGGATGATTCAACTTATTCAGCGATTGCCTCGCTTCAATCATGGACGCTAGAGCAAGCGGCGGACGCGATTGAAACCAGCGAAATGGGGACTTCGCTGACAAAATCTTTTATTCCTGGGCAAACGTCTTTTTCTGGAAGCGCTGAAGCGCTTTGGAATGATGACGATACAAGCATGGAATCGATTCAAACCGCGCTTTCAAGTGGCGATACGACGTTTTACGTCAAGCTTTATCCGGTCGGAACTAGCGCTGGCGATTATTACTCAGGACAAATTATCATCACGGGCGTTTCAATTACGGCATCGCTTAACTCGCCAATCGGGTTTTCCTTTAGTTTCCAGGGAACCGGTACGCTCACATTAAATAACGCGTAATGAGCAAAATTCTCGGTATTGCAAAAAAGCAATATTCCGCAAAATTATCCGAGGAACTGCAATCCTTTGCGGTTCCTCAATGGCTGGACGATAACGGGAAACCTATTGAAATCTATTTTCGCCCGTCGATGAAACTCTCGCAGAGATCGCAAATCGTTCAGCATTACGTTGATAAGGAATTGGACAAGGCAATGGCGAAACGCGTGATCTTTCAAG